CGGGAGAAGCGCCGGACCTCGTAGGACCAAATGAGCCCTCATGCGAGGGCTTGACCCGCCGCGCCGATGTTCTGGGGGCCGCCGAAAGGCGGAGTAAGACGGTCGGCGTCGGCGGGTCTGCATCCCCTGAAAGGAACCCCTTGTCTGACCTGCAAACCGCCGCCGTCGAATACGCCAAAGCCGGGCTGCACATCCTCGCCCTGACTGGCAAGCGCCCGAACGGCCGGGTGCATGGCGAGAGCTGGTCGTGGGAGGACAGCTTCTACGGCGCGCCGGACAACGAGGCCGAACGCGACGCACTCTGGCAGGCGTTCAGCGACCAAGTTGGCACCACCGGAATTGCAATCCTCATCCCGGAGAACTTCTACGTCGCCGACGTGGACAGCGAGCGCGCCGCAGAGCTGCTGCTCGAACTGGGATGGCTCCCCCAAGACGACGCGGTCGTCGCCAAGACAAAGAACGGCCTGCACATCTGGTTCTGGTGCCCGGGCGCGAACAAGAACCGATGGCTCGGGGATGGCGAGCAGCCTGACCCGGGCCGTACCCTCCTTTTCAAGGGGTTCGGCGGATACGTCGTCGCGCCTCCATCCCTCCACTTCGATGCCGACGGAGACGAGGACGGGACCTACGAATGGGTCTTCCCCCTCGTCTCCGGCGGGTCGCTCCTCTACATGCCGGACGTCCTGCCGGAGTCGGTGCGGGTCAAGTTCGAGGCCGCCGACCAGTGGGCGGGGCTGAAGGCCGTGCTCCCCAAGCCAGAAGTCACGAGCTTCGTCGTCGCCTACGAGGAGGGCAAGCCGTGGTGGCTGTGGCCGAAGACGTGGAGCTACGGGCTGGAGGGGCTGGAGAAGGCCATCATCAACGCGGCGGACGGCAACCAGAACAACGTCATCCACTGGGCGGCGATGACAGCGCGCGATGAAGGTGTACCCTATGAAGTCTCGATGACAAGACTTCTGGCCGCCGCCATCCAAGGGGGACACCCGCGCTCACGCGCCCGGGACACCATCAAGGGCGCCTACAAACGAGCCCCGCGTGGGTAGTATCGCGCCGTTCCCAATCCATCCGACCACCCGCGACGACTACTTCGCGTGGGTGCTCGCCCAGTCCGGCGACATCGGGCTCGGGGACACGGTGCGGTACGACCACTCGACCCAGCTCTGGCATGTCTGGAACGGCATCCGCTGGGCACCCGACCGGACGACCGTGGTCTTCGACCTCATCCGGCAGCGCATGTCGCACTGGTTCGACATCAACACGGGCATGGTCAAGACCGAGGCTGACGGCAAGCTGTACTCCGCCCTCTACGACACCGGGAAGAAGGTGGCCGTCCTGAAGGCGCTGGCCTCGATGCCGGGTATTGCAATGACGGGCGAGGAGTGGGACCAGTGGCCGGAGCTACTGGGCTTCAACAACGGCGTGCTCGACCTGCGGACCCTCGTACTGGACACGAACCCGGCGCCGGAACTCCTCATCAGCCGCTCGACCGGCGTGGACTGGGACCCGCAGGCAGACACCCGGCCGTTCATCAGCTTCGTGGACGACATCATGGGCGGCGACGCGGACCTGCGCGACTATCTCCTCCGCACGCTGGGCTACGCGGCGCTCGGCACGACGCGGGAGCAGAAGTTCTGGATGTGGGTCGGGCAGGGCCAGAACGGCAAGGGCGTGCTGGCGCGGACAGTGACCATGGCCCTTGGCGACTACGCCGCGACCCCGCCGGACACCCTCTACATGAAGACCAAGTACGGGTCCGCGAGCAGCGAGAAGCCCCGCCCGGAGCTGCTGAAGCTGGAGGGAGCGCGGTTCACCTACATGTCGGAGCCGCAGGGTGGGCAGTTCAACGAGGAGATGCTGAAGGCGCACACCGGCAACGACCCCATCGAGGGTCGGACCCTCTACTCCAAGACCTTCAAGACCTTCAACCCCACCCACAAGATTGTGTTCCTGACCAACAACCCGCCCCGTACGGAGGATGTCGGCCCGTCGATGCAGCGCCGCGTGCGGATGCTGTGGTTCGAGCAGGACTACCGGGACCCCAAGCGCGACGACAAGGACATCGAGGCCCGCCTTCAGGAGACGAAGAACCTCCAAGGCGCGCTGCTCGTCATGGGCATCGCCGCGCAGGAGTACCTGACGTCGGGCCTGCCGCAGCCCCAGAAGGTGACGGACTGGTCGGACGCGTACATCGCCGAGAACGACCCGCTGGGTACGTTCGTAGAGGAGATGTGTGTGAGGGACCCGAACACCGAGGTCGCCTCGGGGCAGCTCTGGAAGGCATTTGACGGTTGGTGCGACCGGAACGGGTCCGAGAAGATGACCCAGACCGGGTTTGGCCTCGCGCTTGCCCGCAAGTTCGACCGCAGGACCAAGAACTCGGGCCGGTTCTTCATCGGAGTCCGCCTGAAGAACATGACGGACGTTCAGGACGACGATGAATGACAATGTGCTACATGACTCAACAGATTTCAGCCTTCGGCGGTCCCTCGTCATGGTGAAACAGGACCCGAAGGGTGCGAAAGTGGCATTCGCGGACGCGGCAAAGTCGTATTGCCCCTCCTGCGACAAGTTCATCCGCCATAAGGAGGGCGTGGAGTGGTGCCGGGACAATAGGATGAGCGAAAAGACCCTCCAGAGCCGGGTAATCGCCCGCGCGAAGTCCCGGGGGTGGGATGTCAAGCACGTTGGCAAGGGAATTGCGGCATTTGACGCCGCTGGAGCCCCTATCTTCGTGTCCACCGCCAAGTCGTTCCCCGACCTGTTCCTGCTCCACGAGCGCCAGCGTCGCCCGCTCGCCATCGAGCTGAAGCGGATGAACGGGACCTTCGAGCCCGGGCAGCTCGAATACCTCCAGTTGCTCAACGTCTGCGGCATTCCGGCCGTGGTCATCCGCCCGGTCGATTTGCGCGATGGTACCCTCAACGCCATACTGGGGGCTCTATGACGACCCCATCCCAGATGGCAGTTCGACGCACCATCAACTCGCGTTGCGTCATCTGCAAGCACACAGACCGCCGCAACGCCGTCGAGCTGATGTGGAACGGCGGCATGTCGGGCGTGGCCATCTCGGACCTGCTCGGTGGCACGCCGAACCCCGCAACCATCCTGAAGCACCTGAAGGAACACTCACTCGGCGGGGCTACTCGCGAGGTTGACGTTGAGCCCGAGGCGCCCGTCCGTGAGCGCATCCTCCGGCTCCAGCGGATGCAATTGGACGAGATTGAGCGCCGCATTGCGCTGGCCAAGATGCGCGCGGACGAGACGAACGAGTACATCGACGCGCAGCGCGAGAAGCACGAGGCAGCGGGCGAGGACTACGACCGCCCCAACGTGGACTGGTCGTCCTTCACCGACATCCTCGGCAAGGACATGCAGTCCGCCATCGGCTCCATCCTGAAGACGCAGGGTCTCAGCGACAAGCGCGAGAAGGTGCAGGGCGAATTGAAATTGGGGCTGTTCGAGGCCATGACGGCCGCTGGGCACGCCCCGTTGTCCATCTCGGGCGGCAAGCAGAAGCAGCTCACGGCCCCGCAGGAGAACGACGACGACGACGCGCTCGCCGAGGCCCTGTACCCTGACGACATCGGTGCCAAGTGATTGACTGGGTCAAGGAGTTCGAGCGGTGCCGCTGGGACCCAAAGAGGTTCGCCCGCATCTTCCTCGGTCTCCGGGTCCACCCGGGACAAGAGAAGATGCTGGACGCCTACATCAAGCGCACCGATAGCCGGTGGCGGGCGTTCTACTACTGGCTTATGGTCGCCGCCGGGAACCGCGCGGGCAAGACCATGGCCCTCGCCATCATCATCCTGCACTCGTGCATCTACCGCACCGGGCTGGAGTCGCCGAAGCCCGGGGCCAGCCCGGACGAGCTGAAGCGGTTTGGCTCTCTGCCCTACCACTGGTGGCACTTCGCCGTGGAGCAGGCTCCGGCAGAACAGGTGTTCACCGAAATCATCAACCTGCTGGGCGGCTCACACCCGGCCCAGAAGGAAGGCTGCCCGTGGACCAAGGCCATTGGCGGCGGGGACTCGGTCGTAGGTGCCCGAAAGGTCGCGAAAGCCACCCAAGTCGAGGGAGTTGAGTGGACCGAGGGCCTGAAGGAGCGCGGCGAGTACGCGTGGATTGCATTCGCTGCCGAGCTGGGCGGCGCGCAGGTCCACTTCCGTAGCACCAAGGCCAAGGCCCTGTCGGCCATCGGCCAGAACATGCACGGATTGTCATTCGATGAGGCCGGGCTCCAAGAGGCGCCGTCCCTCGTCTACCTCGTCAAGGAAATCATGCACGCCCGGCGGCTCTCGACTGGCGGACAGTTCATCCTCATCTCGACCCCGTCGGCTGACACGAGCACCGAGTTCGAGGACTTGTGGTACACGGGCGACCCGGAGGACCCGTTCCGGGACCCGCGCGCCTTCTCAATGAGAATGTCCACCCGCGACAACATCGGGTACGGCATCGACCGCGAGTCGTTCGATGCCCTCATCCTGCATCAGCCGCAGGGCTGGATTGACCAGAACATCGAGGGCATGTTCATCCAAGCGATGGGGGTCTGGTTCAACGCCGCCTCCGTGCGCGCGGCCTTCATCGACTCCATGCCCGAGCGCACCGAGCCTGCCGGGGCGGGACACGTCTACGCCCACGCGCTCGACCCGGGGCTGAAGGACAAGTGCTGGTCGATGGTCTGCGAGATGGACTCTGATGGGAGGCTGAATGGCGTCTCGCTCGACAGGCAGGAGGGCAAGCAGACGACGCGCGGCATCGTCGCGCTGGGCGCTCGTGACCACATGGCGTACGCGGCGGATGGCGCCGAAGTCGAAACTGGCGTTGACCATACCGCTTTGGGTGGTCACATGTTCAAGGAGCTGTTGGAGGAGGCCATCCCGGTCGTCCGCACCATCGAGTTCGGTGGGGTCATCAAGACCAAGCGCCAGCTTCTCTCGGACCTGCGGACCGCATTTGATGAGGGCAACATCAAGCTGCCAGCGAGCGGCTTCTGGGCCGAGGCTCAGAAGCAGAGCCTCAACTACAAGCTGGCCGACCGCAAGATGGAGCAGGACTTGGTCATGTGCCTTGCCATCATCGTGAAACTCGGCCGTTCCCTGCCCCGTCCCGGGCAATCGAGGTCTGCGACGTTCGTCTTCGGAGACCCCGACGCGCAGCGAGAGCTGTCTGCGGCGGAAGTTCTGATGCAGGGGTACGACCCCGAGCTGACGACCTTCGCCGGGTTCAAGCGGCCTTGACGCGCTCAATCAGCGGGCATACACTCAGCGCACCGTGAGTCGCACCTAGTGGAGCCCAAGTACCAAGACCTGACGCTCGTTATCGGCCTGTCTGAGGGCGATAAGTCCGAGATGGAGCTGCAACGCGCGCTTCAGGGCCGTATTCAGGGCATCAAGCTGGAACACGACGCATTCGCGGACGAGTGCAAGCGATACGACGCTTTGTTCTATTCGACCACCTTCACCCAGTTCGGAGCCGATTTGTGGCCCGACGACCCCAACCTAAAGGTCGATGGACGCTCGCACGTCTCGCTGAACAACCCGCAGGTCTACGTCGAGGTCCCAGCCGCCCTTCAGGCGGTCGAGCCCATCGAGAACATGGTTGCCATCGAGGACTCCGAGGAGGGTCGCGACAACGCGAACGCCCTTGAACGAGTCCGGGAGTCATGGAAGGTGGACGAGGGCTGGCAGTTGAAGCGCCATAAAGGCGCCACTGTGAAGGGCCTGTACGGCCGAACCGCCTCGTTCGTCTACCCGGACCTCGACAAGTCGTACCCGTGCGCCGAGGTCATCATCAACCCGCGCAACCTGTACCTCGGCTTCAAGGATGACAATTACGACACGCTGGAGTGGGCCGCGCAGGTCACGCTCATCGACCCGAAGTCCGCCATGGAGCGGTACAGCGTCGAAATCACCGCGAAGTCCATGGCCGATGGGACGATAGTCCCGTGGGTGACGGGAGCAATCGACTCCGCGTACGCCGACATCCCCCGCCCGGAGCTGAACTGGGGTCCGGCCCGCGTCGAGGTCTGGGACTACTGGTACCGCAAGGTCACGAAGCCCGGGAAGAAGGGCTCGCCCGCCAAGATGGAGACGTGGAACTGCATCGTCGTCGGCAACGAGGTCGTCCGCGACGAGAAATACGCCTACTACAACGGCGTCGTGCCGTACGTTCCGCTGTTCAATACGTTCGTTCCCGGCACCCCAACTGGACGTTCCGAGCTGCACGATATGGAACAGCTCATCCGCGAGAAGATGACCCGCATCACGGCGGGCGCGCAGATGATACAGAAGGCCACCGCTGGCGATTACTGGCAAATCACGGGCGAGAACGCCCCAGCTCGCGGTGCTGCGAACGTCAAGCCAATCCTCAACCAGACGGTGAGCCCCGGACCCGGCAACAGGTTCGAGTCCATCGCTCCGTACATCGCCGAATTCCAATTGGAGCAGTTCCTCGGGCGCATCGACCGGGAAATGGCCATCATCTCGGGCCTGAACGACCTGCTGCTGGGGCTCGCCCCGAGCGCGGTCCTGAACAGCTCGAAGGCCATCAACGCGCTGGTCGCCAACTACGAGTCCCGGATTGCAATGCGCCGACTGCTGTTCTACGATTGGGACCGCAAGACGTGGGAACTGGTCTGCAAGGTATGGTCCAACATGAAGGGCGAGAACGGCCAGTTCATCAAGCGCGTCATCGCTGATGGGATGCCGCGACTTGACATTCAGGACCCGTCGCTCTCCCCGCGTGACGAGATGGAGACCGCGAACCGCGCCGCCAGCCTCGTCAACGCCAAGCTCTGGTCGCAGGCCCGAGGCATGGATGCCGTCGGTGTCGATGACCCGGAGCAGGAGCAGAACATCATCCGCCGCGAGTCCACCGACGCTACGCTGTGGCCGGACCGAGTCAACCTCATGGTCCAGCTCATGGCGGCGCTGAATGCGGCCAACGCTCAGGCGCCGCAGGGCGTGCAGGAGCAGGCTCAGGGTCAGGCCGCTTCCGGCGCTGCCGACCTTCAGGCTGCACTTGGGCAGGCTACCCCGGGTGGGAACCCCCTCGGTGGTGGTGGTCAGGCCGCAGACGGCATGGTTCCGCAGATGCCGGACGTGGCCGGAGCCCAGTCTTCGCCCTTCGCGCAGGGTCCCGCAGGTGCGACCGCGCAGGCCAATGGCCCGCAGTCCACGCAGGTCCAGTCGATGATTGCAGGTGGCAAGCTCTCCGGCCGTATCCTGAACAACACGAAGTACGGTAGGAAGTAATGGCCCGGAGTCGTAGGGGCTCGTTCGGCCTCCAGCCACGGGTAGCCCCGAATGTCAATGGTCAAATCGTCGCGCTCGCTCGCGAGTACGTCGCCAAGCGCGACTCGCTCATCATGGATGCGTGGCGGAATGGTGGCACCTTCGAGGGGAAGAAAGTCACCGACGAGATGGCGCTCGCGTACTGGAAGACCCGGGAGGATGGGCTGGACCCGGGCGACCCGACCTACGAGCAGGCCAAGAACCAAATCATGCAGCTTCAGTACGGCATCGCCCAGTCGAAGGCTGACGTCCTGCACGTGCAGGGCAAGATGTCCGACAACGCGTACGCGCAGTTCTTCCTGAAGTGGGCACAGAAGGTCCCGAAGAACAGCGAGTTCTACCGCACCCTCCAGAAGGACGCGGCTCAGCTCATCGAGGGCGTGAAGGCCAAGGGCCACGCGAACGCCGACCGCATCAAGACCGAAGCCTTCAACAAGTTCGTGACGCAGACGACCGACCGCGATATTGCAATCGGCGATGCGATGACGGCCGCCCTCACCGACCTCTCCAAGGCCACGGGCATGTCCATCACGGGGAACGGGGATGAGCTTCTGACGATGCTCACCACCGATGCTACCCAGAACCCGGACAAGTACCGGCGCCTCCTCGACACCATCAAGAAAGGCGACCCGGGCTGGGACGGCCAGCTCACCGAAGGCTATTTCAATCAGCACATCAAGTCCGCCACGGCCGGGTACTCCCTCATCGCCGACAAGGCGCAGAAGGGCGGCTTCGTCTCTGCGTACGCGAACGCGACACAGGGCATGTCCGCGATGGCCTCGTGGGGCCAGAACTTGAAGGTGTGGCCTGTCTCTGAGTCCTACACCAACTTCGAGACCGCATGGCTGAAGGTCATGCAGGACCCGAACGCGTCCCAGATGGACAAGACGTTTGCGTCCAACATGTACGCAGACCAACTCGGCAAGCTCTCCGCCACGCCCGGCATGGAGCCCGGCGCCAAGGCAATGATTGAGGCGGACGCGAAGCGGCTGCTTGGTCAGGACGCCGGAGACGCGCCGTCCTTCGGGTCGTCCATGCTGTCCCGCCCGGGTGTGAGCCCAGAGGCGGCAATGGTCGTCTCCGTCCTCCAGCAGAAGGCTCTTGAAATGGCGACCAACCCGCTTGGGTTCGCCTACGCTCCTGTGGACAACGCCGGGAACTACGACCCGACCGGGCAGGGCGCGCTGGGCATCGTCCCGGCTGGTGCCGTTCCGCCCAGTGCCTCGGGCGTCATGGTTCCGGGTTCGGACGGCAAGGCTGTCATGGCCATGATGCCGGGCCACTCCGTGTACGTCTCCGACCCGAACGACCCCAAGGCGTCGCCCCGGCTCGCGGGCTACCAGATTTCCTACAAGGTCGGCGGCAAGGACATCCAGCTCTGGTCGTATCGTGACGACAAGGGTGCGACGCAGTGGTCGCTCATCTCGCCTCTGGCTGATGGTGCCACCACGCAGGTTGACAACAAGGGTGACGTCTACGTCACGCCGCCTGCCGCTCAGATTGCGGACCCCGCCGCCGCAGCCGCCGGGCTGAAGGACGCGCAGGGCAACCCACTCGTCGCGGGCGCGCAGCTCGCCGCCCAGTTGAAGGCGCAGCGTGACGCGGGCGACTTCTCCGGCGGGGCCAGCGTCAAGCAGAACCAGTACGGACCGTCCGAGAACGGTAAGCCGGGCAAGCTCATTGGGTCCACGACGCTGACCTACAAGGACGGCAAGTTCACCCAGACCGTCACGACCAATACTCTTGACCCGGTGACAGGGCAGGTTCTCGCGTCCACCGATACGCCGATGGACATTCCAATTCAGGGGCCGCAGTCGCAGGGGTACAGCCAGTCCCGCGTTCAGGCCGGGTACGTCCCGGGCACCACCTTCTCCTCGCCTCTGGCCGCTTCGGTCAATGCGACAGCAGCGACTCAGACCATGGACCAAGTGACTGCTTTCGCCAACGACCCGAAGTTCCAGCAGCAGTTCGTCGCGCAGACGATGAACACCCTCGGGACCAAGGACCCGTACGACCAGCGTATCGCTGATGCGTGGAAGATTGTCACGACCGCGCACGAGTCCGGTCCTGATGACGCCGTTCGCAGTAGCAACACCAGTGCTGCCCTGCGGTACGACCTCCAGTACCCGGGAACCGCGACCGCCCCGGGGGCGTTCGACAAGCCCATCACCGTCAACTTCGGCGGACAGACTATCGTTGTCCCGGGCCTGCCGTCCTATCTGAAGAACATGCAGGGTACGGAGCACTTCCAAGGTCAGGGTCCCAATGCTGGTACACTGCCCGGTGTGGGTGCCCCTCCAGCGCAGCCGAGCCCGATTGGCCCGATGCCAACTCCAACGCCGACAGTCGTTACGCCGACGCCGACGCCGACGCCGACCAACCTGCCGGTCACGCCTACACCCGCCCCGACTGCGGCCCCGACGCCATACGACGTCTCGAAGGATTATCATTCGGGTGCTCGTTAGATGCTTGATTACACCAAGCTAGGCCCGGCGAATTCGCCGACTCCGACTACACCCCAGACCACGGCTCCCATCGCCCCGGCCTCCCCGGGGTCGCTGACTCAGCCTGTTCCGGCAGGTGGCTCATTCGGCTCCGTACCGAACCTCCTCGCCTCCCCACAGTCGCAGAAGTACGACAAGACCAACCCTGACGCGGCGACGCAGGGGCAGGTGGACGCCATGATGCCGTGGGACAAGTTCGGCCGTGGTCTCGACTTGCTCGGGGCGCACCTGTTCGGTCAGAACAACGGCTCTGCGCTGGGTGGCGTGCCGGTCGTCGGCAACATCGGCCGAGAGCTGGGCAGGGTCGGAGACGCTGCGGCATGGACGGTCGTCAAGCCCTTTGAGGCAGGAGCTACCGCCCTATCACACATGCCGATTGGGTTGGTACCGGGAGGGGCCGACGACACCTTCAATCAGATTGGCGACCAACTGAAGACCAGCAACCCGGCGTTGTACGCGGAATGGCTCCTCATCAGGACTCACGCCGACGCTGACGTGCTGTTCGGCGCCAACGAGAAGGCCGATTTCAATATCGAGTACCTGAAGATGCAGGACGACATGCAGAAGGAGAGCTTCCTCGGGGGTACTCCCGAACTGGTCATGGGCCGTGCCGGGTCGGGCTCCGTCGGGGGTGCGTTCAGCAACGCCATCAAGGGCTTCCTCGGCATCGGCAGCAACACGTTTCAGGGTGTCGCGGGCAATGTCGGTCTGCTCGACCCGTACTACTCTGGGCACCACCCGGGGGAGGGCGGCTCAACGAATATCGAACGCCTGCTCGATATCCATGACAACCCCACCAAGTTCGTGCAGAACGTCGGCTCCTCGTCCTACTACCAGTTCAACGACTTCGAGAAGTACGCCGTGGAGAACGTCACATCCGGCAAGTGGAGCCCGGCGCAGGCGCAGGAGTGGATTGACAAGAACATCAACACGAAGCTCAACCGCGTTGAGGAGTCGGCCGCTCGCCTTGAAGCTGGGCTGGAGGTCTCGGACGTTGAGAAGAAGGCCGTCGAAGCGTGGCAGTCGGGAGCATGGTCTCAGCAGCACGCCGCCGACTACATCGTGTCCCACGGGCAGGGCGTCACCCGCAACCCAGTCGGCCAAATCCTCGGGGCCGCCGCGCTCGACCCGCTGACCTACGCCACCCTCGGGGCTGGGTCCATCTCCAAGATGGGCGTCACCACGGGCACGCGCCTGATTACAATGGCGGGCGAGGGTGCCTCGATGGCTGAGAAGCTGGACCTCGCCGCGACCAACATGGAGCGACTGGCCGTCGTGGTGGCCACCGTCCAGAAGGGTGAGGTCAGTGGCCCCATCTTCCGTATCACGCGTGGCTTGGTGGACCCGCTCGCGGTCTACAAGCCTTCGTCCGTTGCTCGCGCAGTGACCGACCTGAAGAACGGCGTCGCCGTTGAGTCGTTCATGCGTGCCTACGGCCCGGCAACCGTCAAGGACATCCGCGCCCTCGCACGAGAGCATGGCATCACCACCGAGATTGACAGCGCCATGGCCAGCTACGCCATGGACAAGGCCGACGAGATGGTCACGATACAGGCGGCTCGCGACATGCTCAACGAGGGGCTGGGCGAGGAGCTGGTGCACACCCACCCTGACGAGATGGCGAGCGCACTCAGCGGGTTCGCCGGGCGTGACGCCGTCACCGAACTGACCGACCACATGCAGAGGATTATGAAGAACACCTTTACGGCCGAGGAGCAGGTCAACCTCTCCGGCCGGATGGCCACTATCTTCGGCAAGGACGTGGCCTACTGGGACAAGGAGCTGGCCAACATGTCCTTCGACATGAGGTCCGCCCTGCACGCTGCTACCTACAAGCGCGCCGAGGTTGCGTTCGAGAAGGCACGCGCCGCCATCGACCAAGCCGGATACGACGGCGAGCTGTCTCTGAAGAACATGGTGCTGATGTCGCCAGAGACGCTGGACACTGACACCGCCGAGGCCATCGTTGCCAACATCCGTGGAGCACTGAAGAACGAGGCCGGGTCCATTGAGGACCCCATCGCCACGGCCACGGCTGAGTGGAACACCCTGACAAAGCGGTATGGCTTCCTCTCCAATATCGGCTACGCGACTGGCGGCAAGGAACAGCTCGAAACGCTCGTCAAAGAGCTGGAGAAGGAGATTGAGCGCGGCCGCATCACCAAGAGCCTCGCTGAGTCCGAGTTGTCACATCCGTCTCTGAAGCCGCTCCGCGACTTCCTCAATAGGCACAGCGTGCCCGGCGGAGACCGCATCGTCCCGCCGCGAGAGCTGGCCGCCCGGTCCCGCGCCGCTACCAAACAGGCCGAGAAGGCCGTGGCGAACGCTGGCTTCACGACCCCCTCCGTCGAGAAGTTCTACGGCGCCATCACCAAGGCATCGAAGGTGGTCAAATCGAACGGGCGACGGGTTGGTGAGACTGTGCATCGGTACCCCAAGAGCGCGTACAAGGACATGCGTTTGTTCCTGTCGGCGGATGGCAAGACCGGCTTCGCCATCAAGGCCGACGGCGACCTCGTGTCCGTCTTCAACGTCGGCGAGAAGGGCGTCGTCCAGAAAATCATCCCTTACATGCACGACCTTGGGGCCACCAAGCTCGACGCCTTCGATGAGGTCGGGCGTTTGCCCGAGCTGTACGGCAAGGGCGGCTTCGTTGAGACCGGCCGAGACGCGTGGGACCCGCAGTACGCCCCCGCAGGTTGGACGGGCGGGACACCTGACGTCGTCTACATGGAGCATCCCGGGGCGCAGCTTGGCCCGGTCATCGAGGACACCCCCACCCGTCTCTGGAAGATTGGTTTCCGACCGGACGAGGAGGTCGCGTGGGGCCTGAAGCGGAACGCCGACACGGGCCTCTACACCATCGACCGTGCGCCGACCATCAGCCACAACGTGGACGCCGTGCCGTTCGGGCGTCAGAAGTTCAGCGACACGACCCGGAACGTGCTAGGGCAAATCGTCGGCAAGAGCGCGGCTGAGTCCGCGACCAAGCCAGTCGAGTCCATCGAGGCGTTCCTCACCACGCTCCGCGATGGCGTGACGGGGCAGCGCCTCGTCAAGAACATCGACCAGCGGTTCGAGCGCAGCACGTTCGATGCTGGCATCCCCAAGCCCATCTCCGCCGAGATTATGAAGCGGGCCAAGGAGGTCGCCGGGCTTGACTATTCCAATGTGCGCGGCATCAAGCCCGAGAACCTGTGGAAGTCCATCCACGACGTGGTGCCCATCGACTTCGTGATGAAGGACGGCTCCACGCTGAACATCCACATTGTCATGGACCACCTGCTTCAGGCGGCCGAAGGCGACTTCCGTATCATGGGACTGACCTCGGCCCTGTCGCAGAAGGCCCGCGTCGCGCTCCGTCACATGCCCGGCCCCATCCAAGATGGCAGCAACGTGTCGGGACAACTGACAGTCGGCATCTACAACAAGATGCGGTATGCCTTCAACCCCATGTTCATCGTCCAGCGCATCACCGACGCGCCGTACTACTCCATCCTGTACGGCACCATCCCGGTCGGCTTGGGCGGCAAGCTGAGTGAGGCCAACGCCGCGCTGCGCGCCATCACGGAGAACATGGGGCGTACCGGCATCGCCCGACACTTCAGCATGGACATGCCGGAGTTCGCGACCCGGTCGAACTTCACGGAGGGCATTCGCTCAGGGCTCCAGCAGGCGGGTGTCCTCGGCAACAAGCTTCAGGCCATCAAGGACGCGCCGGACGCCATCATCGCCGCGAACATGACGAACATGCTGCACGCCCGGATGGGCGACATCGTTGAGGGCGCGCTGGAGAACCTGAAGGCCGCCGCGAAGAACGCCGACCCGGAGATGCAGGCTGAGATGCTGGCAGCGGGCGAACGCTTCCGCACATCTTTTGACGACATTGCAATGCACTACAACGAGCTGGCAGGCCGCACTCTCACCCGAGACGAGGTCGGCCTCCAGTACGTGCAGGACATGCTGTCCGGCTGGCGCCGTACCCGCGTCAACCCGGACGGCACACTGAACTTCACCGGGATGCTGCGTGATGGCGAGTGGACTGTCCCTGCCAGCATCGGTGAAGTCCAAGGCATCCACCCTGACGACATCGCTCAGGAGGTTGGTGCCCGATACGAGAATGCCGCCGCCCTGCGACGTGACGTCACTGGCCACGTCGAGAAGGTCAACGGGTCCTTCACCCTCGTCAAGGGCGAGCACGACCTGCCGTGGCTGGAGGAGCAGCTTCGCACCAAGATGCACCTGCACCCTGACGTCATCAAGCGGACCATCTCCTACTTCGGTGACACGTGGGACGGCTTCTGGACACATCTGGCCGCGCCCCTCGAACAGGGCGGGCTGGACATCACCCCCCACTACGCGAAGGAGGCGCAAGACCTCATCGCCAACATCGCCAAGGACCGTGGCATGGACCCGTGGGAGTACCTGTCGGGCGTGATGGCGACCAACATCGGGCCATCCGACCTGAACACCGCCATGGGGCGGCTGGTCGCCTTCCTGAAGCGCGACCCGGGCAGTGCCGCACCCGGCGATTGGGCCGCGTTCTTCCAGTCCCATCTGGACCCGTCCGCACAGAGCACCTTGATTGCCGCACACGGTGAGGCGACAGGCACTGCGCTGGGGAACGCCGTAGTCCCGGATGGCTTCACCGCCAATCCCAACGTCATCGCTGGCGGCACGACCTCGTCTCTGCCGCGCGATGGCATCTTCCACGTCACCACCGCCACTGACGCCGTCAGGGCCGGGGGCTTCAAGGGCAGTACCGCAGGCGAGGCCGTGGCCGAGGCCGCCCCGCCCATCGCCCCGTTCACTCGTGGCGATACGATGCTGAAGACGTGGGACTCCGTGCTGGAGAACATGGGGCTGCCCAAGCGTGCGCCCGATGGGACCCTGCCGGGCGAAGTGTTGCCCAAGGTGAAGACGACGGTCGGGAAGGACGGTCGTTGGACGTTCCCTGACGGCTATCCGCCCAACGCCCCGCACGTTCTGGCCGAGGGCAAGGGGTCGTTCTCCAACGCCGATGAGTTGAAGCTCACGGCCGCCGACGGGACCCCGAATGAGATTGCCACCTTCACCAACGAGTTCGGCAATCGCTTTGGCGTCCCGGGCAGCGAGCGTCCCATCCAGTACGTTTACCGCGCCATCTCAGAGGAGGACTATCAGGGCATCCTGAAGTCGGGCGTCATCAAGTCTGATGGGCGCATGAACCTTGGCGCCGATGAGGGCACCGTGGCGTCGCATCGCGACCCGTCGTGGTATCTGCCCGGCGACCAAGCGAGTCTTCCGCCCGGCGAGTACGGCGGACGGGTCATCAAGGTCAAGGTCCGAGAGGGCGACGGCTGGCATCTGGACGGGCGGGACAGCTACATCAAGACGTCGCAGCCTATCCCGGTTGACCGCATTGAAATGTCTAGTCCCAAAATTACGAAGACCAAGACGGCGACTCCGAGCAAGCACAACACGCCCGAGCGCACCTACGCGGACGACATCAAGGTGGAGACCACGAGCATCGGTGACGGCCCCGTTCCGCCGCGCACGGGCACATCCGTCATCCCGAACCCGAATGGTACGTTCAGCGTGGGCTGGAACGAGGGCAAGCTGCTCAAAGTTCTTTCGGACGAGAAGGGTCCTCGCTCCTTCCTGACGGAGGAGCAGGCCCTTGCCGCCGGGAAGGCGGAGGCTACCAAGGTCCAGTCGCAGGGCTTCGGCTCCAAGGGCGACACGATGAACGCTGGCCGCGTGTCCGTGCTGACCAACCGCGCCCGGGCGCAGACCTATCAGGACCGCCTGACACTGGCCGTCAGGGCCGCCCGTGGAGAGGCCAATCAGGAGGAAGTGCTCGGCCACTTCAGGCCTCTGTACGAGAAGGCGTTTGGCGAGAAGGCCAGCGAGTACATGGCCAACGTCGCTGGCGCCAAGCTGGTGGCGAACGCCACGACCCCCGAGCAGGTCTTCCAGATGACCAAGCTGCTCGACGGAGGGCTCATCGGCTCCGGGCTTGACCCGGTCGAGCGTGCCGTGAAAATCACGTCGTCCTTCGATGAGGTCAAGCGCATCGACCCGGCCCAGATTGGAATGTTGGAGCTGGCCTCCAGCAACAAGGGCGGCATTGCAAAGGAAGGTCTCGACACAGGCGAGCTGACGCTGCTGCCTGAAGACCTGCGTATCCTCGGCACCGGGGCGAAGGACTCCTCCGAGTTCTTTGACACCGGCATCATCGACATGCTGAAGGCCCGAGTGGCCTCCGGCAAGCCGCACCCGAACGCGGACGTTGAGGGCATCCTTCAGCACGTGTCCAAGCTGGTTCAGATGACCCTGAAGGGTTCGGCCGCAGAGGGGCAGACGCGCACGATGCTCCGCGACCTCGTGGAGGCTGTTCCGACCACGCAGGCCGTGCCGTTCAACCGAACCCACGCCCTTGTTGTGACGCTGCTGAAGAACAAAATCCAAGACGCCCAGCAGGACGTCTTCCGGCTGGCCGAGATGCAGACCAAGCGCACCGTGCTGGAGCGCAGCCTGAACCACCCGCTGTTTGGGCTCTACCCGTCGAGCTACATGTGGGGCAAGGTGCTCCCGGAGACGGTGAAGTTCCTCGCGAAGAACCCGTACGCTGCAACGTACGTCATCAACGACGTCCAGCGTGCCATTGCAATCCAGCGCGAGTACGACACGGACTTCGACAAGAAGATGAACGCGGTGGACGAGTCCTCCGGCGCCTTCCTTGCCGACTACCTGACGCCGTCGCTGCCGTGGTCCTCGCACGAGGCCCGCATGTCTCCGCTCGTGCGCGACATCCTCGAAGGGAAAGACCTCGGCGCCATGTGGAAGGACGAGCTGGCCACCATCAGCCCGCAGCGTTGGGTGTCACAGGTCGTCAACACGGTGGACGAAATCCCGGGTGCCGTGCAGTCACTCCAGAACGAGCAGTCTCAGCAGCCCGCATTGCAATCCCTCATCAACCTGCCCGCCCCGGCTGGCGGCGCCCCGGCTGGTGGCGCTGCGCTGAGCGGTGTAGACTCCAGCATCTCAGGACCAACTCCTGCGGCAGCACTGGCGCCCATCCTTGCGGATGACCTCGCTCGGCTGAAGGAACTTTTCGTCACGGCGAAGTGACAGTAACGCGGGCTATTGCAATGTCCGCAGAAAGAGAGTAGTGTTGCCCCGATGACAGACCTTATCGACGGCGCGACCAACGCAACGTCGCCAGAAGGCGAGGGCTCTACCGAGACCCCGGACCCGACGGCCACGCCAGCGGTGGACCAGCTCGCCCTCGCACGGAAGCGTCAGGCAGGAGCAGAGGCAGCTCGTCAGGAAGCCGCTCGTCAACTCACGGATGCACAGGCCAAGCTCGCCAAGTACGAGGCGGCCGACCGTGACGCAGACCAGACCAAGGCAGCCGACATCGCCACCCTTCAAGCCCGTTTGGAAGCCGCTGAGAAGCGAGCCTCGCAGGCGGAGGTCACAGCCAACGGAAAAATCCTCGACGTCAAGTACCCGAACGCACGAGCCCAGCTCCCGGAAATCACCGATGAGGTCCGGCTCGCATACTTCGAGGCCATGTTCGCCGAGACCCCTGTCGAGGGAGAACCCCCGACTCCACAGAACCCCAACGCGAGCAATCGCGCCGCCAGCGGAAGTGCCGTTGGTACTACGGTCAAGCCCGACACGTCTGAGGACATCAAGGCTCGACTGAAGACCATGACACCAGACTGGCTTTAGACCCCGGCTAGACCGGAGAAAGACCACCACCCACCATGGGCACCATCATCTCTACCGCGACTACGAACTTCAACCAGACGGTTGTCGCTCTGGTCAACAAGCGTCTGGAGGAACTGCTGCGCGCACCGCTGCCGCACATCCTTCCGGGCAACTTCCGTGAGGCGTCGTTCGTCAAGGGCACGAACAACGTCATGCGGTTCATCAACATCGCCGACATGTCTGTCGTCGCTGGCACGCCGAGCCCGGGCACCCTCCCGTGGCTCAATGAAGGCGCGCCGAACACGACGGAAGACCTCGCGATTGGCTACGAGGAATTCTCTGCCAATCAGGCCGGTCGTGTCATCAAGCTCTCGGACATCGGCCTCATGGAGTCGCCTTTCGACCTCCTGAGCGAGGCCGCTGACCGGATTGCGCGCAACGCCATTGCCACGGCCGACCGTCGGGTCGCCGAGGTTCTGTCCGCTGGGGCGCAGGTCACGTATGCGTCGGGGACTTCCCGCGCGACCATCAACAGCAACTCGCCTCTTACCGGTGCGCTGGTCAAGCTGACCGTCGCCCGGCTGAAGGCAGCCGCTGTCCCGACCTTCGCGGACGGCACCTATCGCGCCATCGTGCACCCGGGTTCGACCTTCGACCTCGAAAGCGATACGGCGGTGGGTGGGTGGATTGACGCCCAGCGTTACGCTGGCAGCCAAGCCCTGTTCACGGGCGAGGTCGGCCGGTACGCCGGGGTTCGGTTCATCGAGTCGCCTGCTTCGGTCTCGTTCTCTGCGGTCCTTGGGCCGCTCGTCACCAACGTCGGCGCTGCGGCCATCGCTGCGACCGACAACGTCACCATCACGGCGCCGACCAACCTTGTCGCGGGCAACCGCATCAAGATTGCCACCATCACTGGTGGCGCTGGCCTGACGGCGGCCACCACCTACTACATCGTCCAGCCGACCTCGAACCTCGTGTTCAAGCTCAGCGCGACGCTGAACGGTGCGCCCATCGACATCACGACGGACACCACTGTCCTGACGATGAACGTGGTGAACGACGTGCTCAACGCGGTCATCTTCGGCCCGGAGGCGTACGCCTTCGGTGACTGGGGCTCCATCCAGACCTACCTCACCCAGCCGGGTGGGACCACGGACCCTCTGCACCAGCTCACTCAGATTGGCTGGAAGGGGATGTTCGGGGCGGTCATCATGGGAGAAGGCGCCAACGCAACTGGTGTCACGCCCGCGCGGTACCGCCGCATCGAGCACACGTCTCAGCTTTAGTAGCTGGGGAGTGACGCTCCTCTGGTCGGTCCAAACAACCCCTCTGCCATTGCGGCAGGGGGGTTGTTCATGTACCATGAGGAGGCATGGACACCACCCGGGACATCATCTACCGCAACTTCAAGCTGAACGACGCCGCAGTCGCGTCCGGGGTGGACAGCTCCGACGGGCTGGGTAAGGGCATCGCGGGCTCCGTCATTGACGAGTTCGACCCCGATGACGTTGACATCGTCCAGTTCACCGAGAAGCGCGCGGAGGCTGACGGCATGGACGTCGGCAGCCCCTTCCTCGGTGGGCGGCGCATCCGCCTCTCGGGCACCGTGTACGGCAAGACTCGCGCCCTGTGCTACGACATCCTCTGGCAGCTCCGGGCGACGATGAGCCCCACGCTCGCGGCCCGGGAAATCCCGGGCGACAAGGGCTACCTGCCGCTGTACTTCAGCGTCCCGACGAATGACAATGTCAACTTCCCGACTGGGGCAATTGAAATGCGCGCCCTCGTCATGCCCAAGGGGTTCCACTCCCCCATCAACCGTGACCAGCACGGCGGCGTGGACGGAGACGCCATGGCCATGAGTTGGTCCGGGATGTTCACGATGCGTGACCCGACCTTCGAGGGCATCACACCGCAGGACGTGGCCTTCGCCGATGGCGTCGTGCTCAACAACGGCACGGCCGCACAGGCCACCGACCTTGTGTCGTTCCCGTCCGCCCACGGCCTCGTCGCCGGGGACCGCATCTTCTTCTCGCGCCTTGCTGGCGGGACGGGCCTCGGCCTGAACACCAGCTACTACGTCCTCGCGGCCGGGCTGACCTCTACCGCCTTCGCCGTGAGCCTCACGAACGGTGGCGCCACCGTCAACATCACGGTGGACTACACCCGAGTCGAGGCGTCCAAGTTCCAGACCTTCGCTGGCAACTTCCTCAATCGCGGCACCTACAACGCTCCGCTCAACATGCTCATGGCGGTCGGCGCGCAGGCTGGGACCATCACGGTCTCCGCTGGCGGCTCGAACTTCACGATTGCAATTCCCGCCACGACCGACCCTGCCTACACCGGGGTCACGGCCAACGCCGGGACGGACCTCGTCACCCTGACCGGCCACGGCCTGCTCGCAGGGGACCGGGTCTACTTCACCACCCTGACGGGCGGGACCGGCCTGAACCTGAACACGACCTACTTCGTGTCCGCCACCGGGCTGACCGCCAACGCCTTCTCCGTGTCACTGACCTCGGGCGGGGCAGTCATCAACATCACGGTCAACTACACCGTGTCCAACTACTCGAAGGTGTCCTACCGCCTTCTGCGCTTCAAGCGTGACAAGCTGTTCACCGTGCAGGAGAACGGCGTCGAGTCGCTGCGCCGGAGCTGGCTGACCTTCACCAACTCCACGACATGGCCACTCATCCCGGCCGGTACCAGCGCGTACACCGTGACCGTCAACGGCACGCTGCTTGACCCGGGCTCGACGGACGGGAGCCACATGTGGTTCTGGGAGTCCTATGCCTGACGGGTGGGGCAAGGCTCGTGCAGCACGACTGGCGCGCGAGGCCGCAGCACTGGCCGCCGCAGAGGCCGCCGCAGAAGCGGCCGAGGAAGCGGCTGAGCAAGAGCAGGCTGATTTGGAGGAACGACTCAAAGGAGAGAAGGGCGACAAGGGAGACACCGGGCCGCAGGGTGTACCCGGGCAGGACGGCGCTCCCAGCCGCGACGGGGCTGATGGACGCGATGGCATCAACGGGCTCAACGGGCTCGATGGCCGCGATGGGGCCGCTGGCCTCAATGGCCTCAACGGGTCGCCCGGTGCGCCGGGACAGCCCGGGCTGCGTGGCCCGCGCGGCGTGCCCGGTCCCGTCGTGGTCCGCGCCGAGTTCCAGCGGGACACTAGCCAGCGGGTCGCTACGGTGGTAGAGTACCTGAGTGATGAAAGCAAGCGCACGTTCACGGTCAAGCGGGACGCGGCTGGAAGGCCGTTGGAGCTGACCCTTGTCTAACGATTGGGATACGACCTCACGCAACATCATGGTCGATGCTGTGGCTGCGGTCGCCCTGCGCCTCGCACTCCACAATGTAGACCCCGGAGGCGCTAACTCGGCGACCGGGGAACTGACTGGCGGGTCCCCCGCGTACGCCCGCAAGGCCGTCGCGTGGAATGCAGCGGCGGCTGGCGTCGCGACCCAGAATGGTGACGTCGTCTTCGACGTCCCTGCCTCCACCGTCGCATGGGTCTCCTGCTGGAACGTGGCAGGCACCGTGCGCTACTGGAAAAAGGACGTCACTGACGAAGTGTTTGCGGCACAGGGCACGTACACCGTCAAGGGCACGACCTCCACCATGGACAACAACGACCCGTAGGAGTAGACTTCCAACATGGCTGACGGCATCTTCTATCACGACACGCGAACTCCGTTCGTCGCCGCCGACGTTGCGGCTGTCACACTGGCGGCTACTGCCAAGGCGCTCTACCCGGTTGGAGCCTTCCCGGCACTGGGCGCTGGCTACTTCAACCAGTTCCTCGGCAAGGCCATCCGCATCAAGCTGTTCGGCCGTATCACGACCGTCCTGACTCCGGGCAACGGCAGCTTCGACGTGTACTTCGGGACCGGGGCGGATGCCAACGGCACCATCCTCGCGTCGTCCGGTGCGCTCGCACTGTCGGCATCGCAGACGAACCTGTCGTGGACGGCAGTGTTCGACATCACGACCCGCAAGCTGAACGACTCCACGAACGGCGCCCTGCTCTGCACGGGCAAGGCCGACTTCAACGTCGGCGTGCTCGCCTCGACGCTGGCCCCCATGCTCATCCCCGCTACTGCGGCGGCGCAGGTGACGGTTGACCTGACCTCGGCCAACATCATCAGCGTGCAGTTCAAGCGTTCCGGCTCGACGGTCGAGACGATGCAGGTTCACCAGATGACGGTCGAACCTCTGAACTGAGGCCGGTATGCCCGCCCTCACCCTCGGACTACGAGACGAGCTACATCTAGGCGGTGCCCGTAGGGGGATGCCCTCCCACAACATGCCCGCCCTGTCCCCGACACAGGGCCAGAGCGTCCTCATCAGCGGCATCACGAAGGACAGCGCGGGCGCCGTCCTCGGCGAGTGCAACGTGGACCTGTTCGACACGGACACCGACACCCTGCAAGGCAGGGGAACCAGCGACGCCACCACCGGAGCCTACTCGTTCAGCGCGGGGGCAGGTCGCACCTACTACGTCCGCGCGTGGAAGCTCGGTGCCCCCGACCTGAGCGGCACCACCGTAGACATCACGGTCGTCTATGCCTGACATCTTCCTACGGGCGGGGCAGCCCACCCCCGCCGACATCAAGCTGTGGGACGGCACGCTCGGGTCGCCCGGGTCGCCCAGCACCAGCGTCGTCATCACGGGTGGCGGCGTGCTGTCGCTCAGCGCGACCAAGGCCGCAGCTCTGACCGCAGCCATCACGGGCGGCGGCATCATTGCAATCAACCAGAAGAAGGGCGGGCTCAACACCGTCACCGCCACGGGTGGCGGCATCGTGGTGGAGGCCACCCGCAAGGGCGCACGGGTCACGGCCACTGAGACAGGTGGCGGCGTCGTCACCCTGACGGACCGCAAGGGCGCACTGGTCGCTACCGTCGAGACTGGCGGCGGTGTCGTCACCCTGACGGACATCAAGGGCGGCAAGACCACCATCGCCGAGACTGGCGGTGGCGTGGTCAACCTGCCGTTCAAGGGCGGGCATCAGGTCACGCTCACCACGACAGGCGGCGGCGTCATTGTCATTGACGCGGTCGCCTCCAGCGCGGGCGTCAGCGCCAGCATCACCGTCACGGGTGGTGGCACGGTGGTCCTCGACCACTCATCTACCGGGGCCTCCATTGCAATCGTCGCCCCGGTCGAGACGAGCGGCGCCGGGCCGGTGGAGAAGCGCCGTCGAGCCGGACGTCAGACCGAATTTGACGACTGGACTCTGATGATGGATGATGAGGCCGTCTTGGAAGCCTACCTATTGAGGACACACTGATGAGAGAAGACAAGTCCGCTCCCCGACCCGGTTGCAACTGCGACGTCTGCGCGTGGGCCAACCGCATACTCGAAGCCCAGCGCCGACTGGACGATGACCTCGCCGCCAACTACGCGGCCTACCTTTCTGGAGCACTTGTGTCTCGGGACGCGAGGGAGTAAGCTATCCCCATGTCAACTCCCAACATCAAGCGCGGCAAGACCGTAGTCCAGCCTTCCGACGTGTGCCCTCGCTGCACTCCCCATCTGCTCTCCGACCATGTCGAGGAGAAGGCGCGGCAGTGCAACAAGTGCGCTTGCGTCGCGCAGGACGTGCACGAAACCAAGTCGTAACCGCCCATGACGGCCTACTCGACGCTTCAGGCTGACGTGGCGCGAGACCTTGCTGACCCGACCAATCAGACGTTCGACGTTCTCGCGGTCAAGGATTTCATCCAGCAGGGTCTTGCGGCTATTCAGCGCGTCGCGCCTGACCAGTTTCAGGAAGACCTCGATGCCGTCGCGAACCAGACCGCCTACCCGCTCCGCAGCGCCGTCTTCGCTGCCGCACTCATCCCTGAAATCCGGCTTGTCCGAGTCGAAGTGTGGCGAGGCACCCCCTCCAAATTCCAATTCAAGGTCAAGGCCAAGGCTGGCCAGCCCGCTCGCGACAGCATCGCAGGGTGGGAAGTCTGGAATGGCACGCTGGAAATCCCGGACTGGGTCGCCTCCGCCATCAACGACACCGACCTCATCCGCGTCTGGGGCTACTCGCCATACGCCCCCATCTCCGCTGACGCGGACGTCGTCCCAGTGAGCGCCGAGCTGGAGCTTGCCATCCGCACCTTCTGCCGAGTGGAGGGTATGAGGCGGCTCATTGGGTCGCGCGTTCTGTTCAAGCAGTGGCAGACGCGCTCGAACAACAGCGACGTCACTCTGGGCGCCCTCAACAGCGACCTCCAAGTCGCCGAGGAGGAATGGCGCCGACTGAGCCGTGCACTGAAGGTGCCCGAGCAGAACCCGGACTAGACCGTGCCTGTTGTCACCTTCTCGCCTGACAAGGACACGGTACGAAGCCTGACCACCAGCGGCGGTAGTGGACAGGGCTGCGGCAAGTCCAAGCATCTCTACATCGGTCGTCAGGGCAGCCGCGATTACGACTCGTACATCCGCTTCCCCATCGACTTCACCGGTAACAACATGGCGACCATCACGGCCGCCACCCTCGACATCTACACGGACGAGTACGACTCCTTCGGCGTCTCTGGCGAGCCCGGGATTATGACGGCTCCGGCCTCGTCCCACACGCCGAAGATTGTCATTCGGCGGCTGACCAGCTCGTTCACCGAGGGCAACAACGCGGACGGCCACTTCGACTCGACCGACTACGTGAACCCGAAGTACACCACGTCCAATCAGAAGACCCCGACCGTGCTGCCCAAGGGCGCCGCGCTCCTACACCAGTTCGACGTCCTCGCCATCGTCAAGACGTGGGCGCCGTCAACTGTGGCGGGCGGAGGGAAGGCGACCAACCACGGCTTCGCCCTGATGGGCTACAACGACTCCTCGCAGAACTGGTCGGCGTGGTCACGCGAGCATGGCAACGCGAGTGAGCGCCCTGTACTGACCATCACCTACACGCTGGGGCCAACCATCCCGGGCGCTCCCCAGAACATGGTGCCGTCGGGTGCCGTCGCCACGCTGACGGAGTTCGAGGGCGACTTCACTGACCCGCGCGTCACGGACACCCTGAAGACCACCAGCATCGAGGTCTTCGACAACGGGCGTGCTGCCAACGTAGCGACCAACGACCTCACGACCCTGACCGGCCACAAGCTGACGGCCGGAGCACTCGTCTACTTCAGCGCCGTGGGTACGTCCAACCTGACCGCCATGTCTCCGTACTACGTCATCGCTTCAGGGCTGACGGCCAATGCCTTCAAGGTCTCGACCGCCGCCGGGGGTGCCGCCTTCAACGTCACCACCGCCAGTGCCGTCACCGTCACGCTGCGGTCCACATCCTTCTCCCGGAACGCCACGAACAGTGAGGCCGTCGCGGCGCACTTCATCGTCCCGACGCAGGGCAACATTGCAATCAGCGCCGGGGTGGCCTACCGCTGGCGCGCACGCCTCACGGACAACGAGGGGCAGGTGTCGCCATGGTCCGGGCTCGTGTCGTTCAACCTCACAGACACGCAGCCGAACCCTCCCACGTTGGCACCCATCTCTGGGTCGAGCTACGCCAGCCTGAACCTCGTCAAGTTCCAAGGCGGCACCTTCAGCGACCCGGACTCAGGCGACAAGCTCCAAGGACATCAGGTCCAGCTCAGCCCGTACGCCAGTGGCGACCTCCGGTGGGACGAAGGTGACGGCGTCCTGTGGGACTCCGGTCAGACGTACGACTCGCTGGGCGGGACAAGTTGGACCGAGCTGTACGGCGGGCGGCCATTGGTGGCGGGCACCTACTACTGGCGCGCTCGTCAGTGGGACACGCGAGGCGGCGTCTCCAACTGGTCATACGCAACTATCACTCTGACGGCAGACTTCAACCCAGACCCCGCAAACTATGATGCCGTGCAGGTCAACCCGAAGGCACCGTGGCGCGTCCTCATCCGCAACCTGTTCCAAGCGGACGGCGTCACGCCCACCGTGGGCCGTGGCCCGGGACAGCTTGTGGCCGTGTTCGAGGAGGCGAAGAACATCGGCGCGAGCATCGTCTTCAACAGCCCGGGCGAGCTGCACTTCACCCTCCTGAAGGACGACCAGCAGCTTGCGGCGGTCCAGCCGAAGCAAACTCACTACGCTGTGGAGTTCTACTCAGGGGATGGCTGGCAGGAGAAGTACGCCGGGGTCATCTGGGACGTTGACGCCACCGAGACCGACGTCGTCTTCAAGGGCATCGACTACCTCGCCCTGTACGACACCATCATTGACGAGCGATATGACCCGCTGAAGCCGAACAAGAGCTACAAGAGCAATGGGTCGTACTACGAGAAGGTGACTATCCGCAACATCGTCATCGACCAGCTCAACTTGGCAAAGAAGCTGGCTGACTCGTGGGTCGGCTTCATTGCAATTGGCAGCATCGCCACAATGAACGAGAAGGTCTCGGTCTACTCGACCATGCAGCCGACGCTGTCCTTCATCTCCGGCCTGCTTGACAGCCACCGTCAGGGTCAGGGCATCCGAACCCGCATGAAGGTTGCGAAGACAACGACCGGGACGTACCAGCTCCAAATCATCGACGCACCCGGCGTCGTCAGGGCTGACCTCGGGCTGTACTACGGCGAGTTGGTGCAGGGCTACCGCATTATCATCTTCGGTGAGCAGTGGGCCAACGTCCAGCTCGTCGTCGGTCGCAACCGTGACGGCGTGAAGGTCGTCTACCAGACCATCAAGGGCAAGCCTTGGCAGCCCGCGTCCTCGGTCTATGGCCGCATCGCCACCGTCGCCGTCATGGACGGGGTCGAGGACCAAGCGGACCTGACCCGGCGCGGGCTTCAGGCCAGCATCCAGTCGGCGAAGCTGGGCAAGAACATTGCAATCGGCATCCGTACCAAGTACCTCCAGCCGCTTCAGGGCTGGGACGTTTGTGACGTCTTCCCTGTCAAAATCCTCGATGGCGCCGTGAACACGGACGCCTACGGCTCCGGCTACTGGGCGGCCTACGCCTGCGCGTGGGAGGCCACAGACATCGGGCAGCAGAGCTGCATCATCACGCTGTTGCCGCGCGAGGACGCCACCGCCCCGGACGCCAACCTCATTCCGTCCGTGCCCGTCTCGCCGCAGCCTGAGTGGCAGCTTGGCTGGACGCCACCCGACCCGCTGAAGGCGACCAGCCTCTACTGGCTGGACCAGTCCACGGGCAAGGTCTACAAGCGGGACGACGCAACTGCTACACTTGTCGCTGTGACAGGTACAGCATGAGCGTCATCAACAAGGTCGCGCACGGCCTCGTGGCCGGGCAGCGCGTCGCCTTCAGTTCCCTCGCGGGCGGTGCCCCTATCGACCCGGACATCGTCTACTTCATCGTGCCGACCGTCACCGCTGACACCTTCCAGATTTCGGAGCAGCAGGACGGGACCCCGCTGACCTTCGCCACCATCACGTCGGCGAACATGCAGGTGGTGCCGGAGGTCACGGATGGCTCCGACCTGTCCACCCCGGCGTACACCGCCATCAGCGACCCGACTGTGGCCATGGCGCCGCCCACCGTACCGCCCACCCCGCCTGTGCCCACGGTCTCCAGTGGCCTTACTTCGGGCGTCCTGCGGCTCGCCATCACGCTGAACAGCACGGCTGAAGCGAAGGTCCGCGTCTGGGAGGCTCAGACCACGCACAAGTTCACCACGGAGCAGGCCATCGCTGGCGGCGTCACGGGCGTTGCC